TTGATGAGGCAAACCAGGTAACCGACAAGGCTAAAAACATAGTAAGGTCAAGGATAAGATACCAACTTGATGAAAACAACTTAATTCCCAAAATACTTTACACTTGTAACCCAGCTAAGAATTGGGTTTATTCGGACTTTTATAAACCTCAATTGGATGGCACTTTGCCAACATCTAAGAAGTTTATTCCATCCTTAATTGATGACAATCCGTTTATATCAAAGCATTATAAAGAATCTTTGTTAACTTTAGACACGGCATCCAAAGAACGTTTGTTGTTTGGTAACTGGGAATATGACAATGATCCATCAACTTTAATTGAATATGACAAGATTATTGATTGCTTTTCTAACACATTTGTTCCTAATGGTTCGCCTTACCTTACTTGCGATGTCGCTCGTTTTGGTAACGATAGCACTGTTATTGGCATTTGGCATGGGCTTCGTGTTCGTTTCTATCAGTATCGCAATAAGTCCGTTGTGGAAGTTGCTGACATCATTAAATCCCATCAACAAACCCACCAAATCCCAACAAGTCACATAATAGCGGATGAGGATGGCATCGGAGGGGGAGTTGTGGACATTCTGCGTTGCAAGGGATTTGTGAACAATAGTTCGCCTTTAGATAACCCAGTTACACTAAAGAAAGAGAACTTTGACAACCTAAAATCTCAATGCTACTTTAAGTTAGCAGAGAAGATAAACAACAATGAGATTTACATCGAAAACGATGGAAATATAAAACAATCTATTATCCAAGAGTTAGAACAAGTGAAACAAAAGGACATGGATAAGGATGGCAAAAAAAGAATTTTACCAAAGGATAGTGTCAAAGCGTTGATTGGTCGTTCTCCAGACTTTAGCGATGCAATGGCAATGAGGATGTATTTTGAATATTCGCCAAAATTCTCCGTTGCCGTTTGGTAATTACAAAAATTGTAACTTTGAACAAATAACTTAATATGGGTGTACTTGATTTTTTTAGTAAAAAGAAACTCCAAACTGTTGTTCCAACTTATCCAACGAGTTCCCAAATAGCAATACAAAAAGGAATTGTAACATGGCAAGGTGCAAATGCACAAGGTTATGTTCGAGATGGTTATCAAGCAAACGACATTGTTTATTCAATAATCAAACTAATTACGGACAAAGCAAAGTTGGCTCCATTCCACGTTTATAAGGAGGTGGACACTCAAGCTGCGGCTCGTTATAAAGCCTTGATGAAACAACCAGATAAAATCACAAACTGGCAAGAGGTAAAAGAATTGCACACAAAAGCGTTTGAGATTTACACTGGCGATGCAAGACTAAACGACTTATTGAAATATCCAAACGAGGAAGACACTTTTGCTGACTTAGTTGAGCAATGGTGTGCATTTAAACTAATCACTGGAAATACATTCATATATGCAAAACTTATCGAGGGAGGTGCAAACCAATCAAAACCATTCGAGTTGTACGCATTACCATCTCAATACATGGCTATCATCGCAGACGTGGAAGTCTTTCCACCAGTGCGAGTGGGATACCAATTATTCTATGGTAAGTTGTGGTCATTTGATCCAAAAGAAATATTGCACGACAAATACTTTAACCCAGCATGGAATGTAACTGGTAACCAGCTTTATGGTCAATCGCCTTTATTAGCAGCGGCAAGAACCTTGACTCGTTCAAATGAGGCTAAGACTGCTGCCGTTAGTGCGTTTGAGAATGGTGGACCAGCTGGAGTTTTATACTTTAATGATGACCGATTTGATCCTAATAGTGGAGCACAACAAGCCCAAGCACTTAAAAAGTCTGTTGGCGAAAAAAGTGGCTCATCAAACTACAATTCAATTGCCGTGTCTGGTTACAAGGTGGATTGGAAACAAATAGGATTAAGCCCAGTTGAATTGAACATTATCGAGAGTGAAAAGTGGGATATGAAATCACTTTGTAACATTTATGGTGTACCATCTCAATTGTTAAACGATAGCGATAACAAAACATACAATAACCAATTAGAGGGAGAGAAAGCATTGACTTTGCGTTGTGCTATTCCTTTGCTTGATGGTATTGCAGAAAATTTAAACCGAAAGTTAAAGAGTGATTGGGGTTATCGTGGGCAAAACATTTACATTGGATATGACATCAAAGTCTATCAAGAATTAGAGGCAAACAAGACAGAACAAGTGGATTGGTTAGATAAGGCTTGGTGGATTGCACCAGCACAAAAAATGGAAATCATGGGCATTAAGACTCCAGAATATATCCCACAAGAGGAAATGGAGAAACTTTACATCCCATCTAACTTACAAGCACAAGATCAGTTTATGCCATTAGATTTACCAACCGACCAAAACCCATAATATGCAATTTGTAGAATTTTTAAGCCATTTACTTGATGCCAAAGAGCAAACAATTGTATGGCACAATCAAACGATGAGTTATGCAGAGCATAAGGCATTGGATAAGTTTCAAGATGAATTAGCCGAGTTGTATGATGGGTTAGTTGAGAGTGTGAGTGGAATCTATGGTCGCCCAAAGGGTTATTCTGTGGGAACATTGCAAGACTACAAAAGCAGTGACCAATTGATGAAATACTACAAAGAATTGTATTTATACATCCAAACCGAAAGAAAGACTATCTATCAAGAATCTTGGGTGCAAAACCAAATAGATGAGATTGCTCAATTGATTGGCAAAACACTTTACCTTTTAACTTTAAAATAATGAAACACATTGACATCGTTCTTAAATCATTAAACGATTTAAGCAAACACTTAGAAGAAATCAAGGCAACAACTGGTATGAATAAGATGGGTGTCACTCATGCAGCCGAGTTAGTTGCTAATGGTAAAGTAAGCAAACCAAGTTCTTGGAATCCACCAAGTGCAAACGAGGAGAATGCTTACATCAAAGAAAATGGCATGGCAAAGTACGGAATGTGGTTTCTTGGTGTTGATAGCAATGTAAGTGCGGAAGACAAAGGACATTGGCATTACATTTACACAAGTGACTTTAAAACTGTTGATCGTGCTGGATTGATTGCAATCCGCCAAAGGGCTGGTCAACAAAAACAAACCGATGTGTTTAATGCAGCTGGTAAGTTATTAGAGAAAATTGATGCATAAATGATCTGGCACGACTATCGTAAACTTTACGAGAATGCAATAAAACAATATTCCCCTAAGTTCAAGAAAGAACTACAAAATCAGGTGGATGAGTTTTGTCGTACCCAAGATTATGCCTCAATAACAGATAAAGGGCTCAAAAAGACCATTAAAAGGCTTCACGTTGCCTTAGGAACCAAAATGGCTGCCATTTCCTCAAGAGACATTAAAAAGTCCGTTAAATCGGCTGAATTGCCCCAAGAAAGCAAATCCGAGCAAACCGATATATGGGCATACACTATTTTGCAATTCTTAGACCGAAAGGGAGTTGATAATTTAGCACAAGAATTAACGGACACAACCATAAAACAAATACAAGCATATTTATCCAAATCCTTAACGGAGGGATTGACTATGCAAGAAACGATTAAGAATCTTCAATCCGCTGGGATAACAAACTATCGTGCCGAGTTGATTGCAAGAACCGAAACGGCAAAAGCCGCTAACATTGGTTCAATGGTTGGGGCAATTTCAACAAACTTGGTAACTGTTAAAGAATGGATTTCGGCTAAAGACTTTAGAACGAGAAGAATCCCAAGAGATATGTTTGATCATCTTGCAATGGATGGAATACAAATCCCAATGGATGCGTTTTTCCAAGTGCCAACCAAGAAAGGATTTAACGAACCAATGTTACATCCTGGCGATGTTCATGCATCCGCTGGGAATGTTTGTAATTGCCGTTGTACCTTAGGTTATGAGGCACAAAGAGACACAAATGGGAAATTAAAGACATACACAAACAATCCACCAATGGGCGATGCTGGATTAATTTTTAACTTACTCTCAAATTCAATAGGGAGAGAAATCTCTCAACTAATAGCGGAGGCAATCCTATAACAAAAAAAATATTAACTTTGGCTTATGAAAACATTTCAATCTAAAGATATACTTATCCAAAAGGGCGACACTCCATACTCTGTGATGGATGTTGACATGGCACAACGTAGAGTTAAAGCCGTATGGGCAAGATGTGGCAATGTTGATCTTGACAATGACATCATCGTTCCAGAGGCATTTACAAAGACTATCAAGGAAAGAGGTCCAATGGGCAAAAACTTAGTTTGGTCTTTGGTTGATCATTGCACCGAAATGGATGCCGTAATTGGTAAACCAGAACAATTATACATCGAGGGCGATATGCTTATTGCAATCACTCCAATTGTTGAAACCGAGAAAGGCGAAGACATGATCAAGATGTACGATGCTGGGTTAATCAACCAACATTCAATTGGCTTTAGTACCTTACAATCAAACGTTGACAAAAAGGGAATTAGAACTATCACAGAATTGAAGTTGTATGAGGGATCAGCCGTTTTATGGGCTGCGAACCCAGAGACTCCGACTTTAGATGTTAAAGGCGAGGTTAAAAAAGAACAATTAGTTGACCGATTAGAGAAACTATCAAAGGCATTTAAGTCTGGTCGTTTTACCGATGAGACATTTGCTTTGATGGAAATCGAAATAAAAAAGATACAAGCTGAATTATTAGCAATTCAAATCGTTGATGAAATCACTCAATCCGAGCAATCAATTGAGCCGAAAGTTGATGAGAAGAAAGAAGATAACGAGCAAGTATTAAAGGCAATCCAACAATTTAACAATCTATTTAAAAAGTAAAAAATGGAATTAGAAAACCAAATCAGCCAAATGGCTGAAAACGTTAAGGGCATCAAGAGTGATGTTGCTAACGAAATTGAATCAGCAAAGACTGAAATCAAGAGTGAAATCAATGTAGTTAAGGATGAAATGCAAAAGCAAATTGATGGTGTATTAGCATCTCAAAAGAAAGCTGAAGCTAAGAAAGAATCTAAGACTATCGATCAAATGATCCTTGAGAAATTAGATGGTAAGATGGGCGAGTTCGAGATGGCATTAAAATCATCTTCTGGCTCTTATCGTATCGAATTACCAGAGGTAAAAACAATGTTATTAAGCAATAGCTTAACTGGTGATCCAGTAGCTACATATGCTCCTAACCAAGCTATTTTCCCATCTCAAAAGATCAACTTTAGAGATTTAGTGCCAACAGTTCGTTCTACAACTGGATTGTATGTGTACTATGCTGAAGATACTGGCGAAACAAACAACATCGGTAAGCAAACAGAGGGTAACGATAAAGGCGAAAACAACTACGCATTAACTGAAACTAAAGTTGTTACAAACTACATCGCTGGTTTTACAACTTTCTCTAAGCAAATGAGCAAGTCTTTACCTTTCATCTCTCAAACTTTACCTCGTTTGTTACAAAGAGATTTCTTTAAGAAAGAGAACGCATTATTCTTCGCAACTGTTTCTGCTGCTGCAACTGGTAGCACTACAACT